CCCAACAGAATTTCTGGTGGTATTATGGACGACCCTAGGGTTGTCCTGGACTCTCAACAGAGTCCCTCATCCTCTCCTCGTAAGAAGAGAATTCGGCGAAAGCCTAAGACAAATTTGTCTCTAGGGTTAGCCAAGCCTGCTGTGGGAGATCAAAATTCCCCCCCAGAGGTATTACCGGAGATGCGAATGGAGTTCGGTACGACAGATATGCCCTCAATTGAGGGTTATTATCGGTCACATGAAGGGTTATCCCTCCATGGCCGGCTCCAGCCGCTCCTGAATTATCCGTTGGAGGTCCTTGCAAATTGCAGGAACTTCCGGTTTTCAGGACGGAGTATCGAAGGATATGGGAAAGCCATACTATTAGTACGGCCTCCTCCCAGATCCCCGGGACTCTCAAACCATGAGTTCTATGCCCTTTGGGCCGAGGACATCACGCGTTACGTTGCCAAGGCAGCGCGGACCGCTATTGATGCCCCCGCCGTGCGCCGCTATTTGCGGAACAAGGAAGTTCTCGGTTTTATGAGAGCCGTGTGGGATGCCGCCCTTGCTGGATACCAGCAAGAGCGGGCGTGGTGCTTGAAGTGCCTTAAGTACTACCAGCCACTTAACAGTCGTAGACTGCAAGGGCTGGATAGGCTTAAGGTGCAACTTGTTCACCACCCATTAGAAGCTGCACAACGCGTGAAGGCGTGTGCCCAAGCCAATAGGGCTTGGTACTTTGGGGGGCCTAAGCCCACCGGTAGGCTTCTGGTGTTTGAGGTAAAGCTTGTCGCAATGCTAAGTTCATACATAGCACGCGCGCTCCCTCCTGCGCCGAAAGATAAGAACGGTTTGGATGATCTGATGTCACGATTGACATCAGTCCCCAAGCCGGAACCTACCTTTTGGCGCCCATTCCTCAAGACGTATGTTGAGCGTTGGGGTCCCCAATTGGGTCCTCGAGAGCTCTTCACTATGCCGTCTGCCAATGCTGCACTAGGTTATCCCAGGAGCGAGGGCGGGCATGTGACCGGGGTACAACACTTAGTGTTGCTCGGTTACGCCTTGAAGAAATCTCGTGCCAGCCTCGGTGACCCCCATATGGGGGACGATGCCGATGGGGTATACTTGGAGCTACTTAGCCAGTCCCTGCACCCTAGTTCAATAATTAGGGGTAAGGGAATAGGCATGGAGTACCTCTTTCGTAAACCCTGGGATGAATTGGAGAAAATTCTTCCCGGCTGCGGAGAACGCCTGCAAGACTATCTTAAGATAGGTGTGGAGCACGTAATGGAATCCATTACTGTTGTTCCTATCCTACCGATAGTTGCAGAAGAGAAGGGTCTGAAGACCAGGTACCCGACGTGCAGTCTTACTGCCGTCAACCTGGTTCAACAGATCCTTCGTCGGGTCGCGGATCATGTTATGATCCGTGACCCCCGCTTTTCAGAAGCTCTAGGAGGCGACCTCCGAGTGGACATGCGGGGCGAGGACGGTCCCTGGGATTCCCAGGATTGTACCGCCGCCACCGACCTCCACCCGGAGTGGCTCACTAGAGGATTTTACGAAAGGTTAGCGATTCGCTACCCTTCACTTCGGAAGTATGAGCGTTGGTTTCCCAAGCTCTTCGGTCCGAAGAAAATCCTCCAATGTAAGCCAGACAAATGTCTGCCTAAGGAGCTCCTTAGCGGTTATCCTCGCGCACCTCTACTGGATGACGAAGGGCCAATTGCCCTCGCCTTCAGCAAGTATCGCGCGGGAAGAGGGACCTTCCCTGAGTTAGGCCATGCCACAATCATATTGGATATGTGGACTCGTTGGCTTGCCCAGATTGAAGGCCTTGACGGTATTCTCACTACCACGGGGCAGATGATGGGCGATCCCACATCCTTTCCCCCCTTGATGCTGGTCTCTCTGTGTTCCGCAGAGGAGGCTCTCAAGGCGTACCCTTACACCCGCTTGGAATCCAAGCGGTGGTACCGTGGGTTGAGGAAAACCGATGCCAAGATGAAGGGGATAGGCGATGACGCCATTATCCCACGGTGGACCCGGCCCCGACGCGTGAAGTATTACTCCACGCTCGAGGAGCTGTCCGCGCAAGTGTCGTGGAAGAAGTGCTTCTACCACCCAACTCGGGGCATCATCGCTGAAGTCCCATTAGAGTCAGGGTTTGAAGTACCCTTCTGGCCGAC